AGCTTCCATGGCAACGATGTCGGCGGCCCTAGGAAGATCCACATTGAAAACGCTGGTCGCATCGATGGCAACTTTCGGCGCAACTGTTGGTAAAGCCATTGCCCATGCGATAGCGGCGTCGATGGCTCTGTTTAGGGGGATATGGACATTCATTCTGTATCGCTTGGGAGCACCTGGGCTCGCCACCAGCAAAGCGACCGGCCATCCCATCACCAGCAAAACCACCAGACCAGACGTTGCTAGCGGTACATCAAATTTCTGGAAAGCAACTTCTAAGAACATATGAGCTATAACATTGGCGACACATCCAGAATAAGCGTGGCGTTTACCGATCTCAACAACAATCCGGTCGATCCGACCAACGTCACGCTCACCGTCCAAGTACCTGACGGCACGCAACCAGCGCAAACGTGGCCAGTCGGCAATATCGTTCGCGACAGCCTTGGCAATTTCCATTTCGATTTCGTGACGACCGTCGCCGGAATTCACACCTACGAATGGCTCGGAACTGGCACGGTGACAGTGACTAGCACCGGCAATTTCACGGTGAATCCGTCGCCGCTGGTCGTGTACGGCAGTCCGCTGGATCTGTGCTCGCTACAGGAAATCAAAGACTGGTTAGATCTCTCAGTGGACACGCAGGACCGCAAATTGTCGCGGCTCATTACGTCGGCCTCCACATTGATTCGCCAGAAGATTGAGCGCAATTTGGAAGCTGCGAGTTACACAGAAACCCGCAACGGCAACGGCGGAGACCGGATGGTATTGCGGAATACTCCTATCAATTCCATCGCTTCAGTGGTAGTCGACAGAGTGTCGGTGCCACAGTCGGACGGGGTGACAGCCGGGTGGACAAACGACAGCACAACAGTCTACATGGTGGACCGGCACCTGCTGCCGATAGCGATTTACCCGTACCTCAGCGGTGGTTTCGCTTTCAATCGCGGCTACCAGAACATCACTATCTCCTACAACGGCGGGTTCCAAGTGGTGCCGCTGGATCTGAAGCAGGCGGCCTTGGAATTGGTAACGCAGAAGTTCAACAGGTCGAAGCATTCAGACCAGAGGTCGCAATCAATCGGCGGCGAAGTGATCAGCTATTCCGAAAAGGAAATGCCAGATGAAGTGATGCTGGTCATCAACCGCTACAGACAGAGGTCCATGATAGCGCCATGATCAACATTGACGTTTCAGGGCTCAGCGAGCTAAACAGTTCACTCGTAGCCCAATCGGAAGGGCTCAACGAATCCGTGCATCAAGCGATGTTGCGCATCGCCATAGAAATGCAGCGCTATATCGTCATGGAGAAGCTGCAGGGACAAGTGCTGCATCACCGGACCGGACATTTACAGCGCAGCACCACGCAGGTGGTGGAAGAAAACAGCGTGAACAGTTGGACGGCCATCGTCGGCACGGGTCAGGAAGCTTGGTACGGCAAGATCCATGAATACGGAGGCACATTTACGGTCCGGGAGCATCTGGCCCGCAGCGTGAAAGGCGACCGGCACTTGGTCGCTGCACATTCAATCACGTTTCCGGTGCGCAGCTATCTACGGTCGGCGCTGGCGGATCGGCTGGAAGACATCAAGCGGCAATTGGCAGAAGCGGCGGTCGGGGCAATTGAATGATATCGGACAGAGAGAAGATCTACGATGCGCTGTTCCAAATTGGGGCCAAGGCACCGGGCCTTGTCACTACTAGCCGCAGAGCGCGGGTCTGGTCGCAAGTTCCGGCCTCCGAGCAGCCAGCGTTCTTTCAGCAGCAGATCAAAGAGGAGGTCCGTTCTACTTACGTCGGCATGCCGCACATTTGGACGTTGATCGTCGATTGGATCTTCTACATTTACGCCGGTGACGATCAGTTGGCAGTTATGTCCAGTCTCATGAATCCGATCCTCGATTACGTTGACCGCAATTTTCCGGCTCCGCCGATCAGGCCGGATCAGCCGCACATGAAGCAGACTTTGGGCGGTCTCGTCGTGGAGGCCAAGATCATAGGTGAGATTAGAACCGATGAAGGCGTCTTAGGCAATCAAGGCGTCGCCATCGTACCGATTCGCATATTAGCTTTGTAAAGGAGAATTCCCATGGGTTTCTACGTATTCGGCGTTGGTACGGCGGTTTGCAAGCCCTTTGGCCCAAACGCCGCTGCCAATCCTACGCCAATGCAATTGGGCACGATGCAAGAAATTACGGTGGACATCGCGGCTTCACAGAAGGAACTATTCGGTAAGCTGCAGTTTCCCGTCGCCATCGCTCGTACTCAAGGCAAGATCAACTTCAAAGCCAAATTCGCGACGTTCTACGCGAAGGTGTTTAACGATCTATTCTTTGGTGCCAGCGTCAATACCGGCAACCAAGTCATCGGCGTGATCGATGAATTGCACACGGTCACAGGCGGAACCGTCACGGTCACGGTTCCATCAGGCACTTTCAAAGAAGATCAGGGTGTCCGCGACGTGAATACTGGCATCGTCATGACCAAGGTATCAACAGCGCCAGCCGCTATGCAATACTCGGTCGTTGAATCAACGGGCGTCTACACGTTCAACGCGGGGCAGACCACGCCAGTGTTCATCACGTACAATTACACGGCGAGCAGCGCCACCACCGGCACCAACGTCCAAGTAACGAACAAACCCATGGGCTCGATGCCGACCTTCGAGACTTGGCTGTACAACAATCAATTCGGCAACAACATTGCGTTCCAATTCCCGAATTGCATCAGCTCCAAGTTGTCATTCAATTTCAAGAACGAGGATTTCGCGATTCCTGAGTTCGACTTCTCGGCGTTCAGCGACAACGCTGGCAACATCTTCTACGAGTACATGGATCAGTAGTAAATCTGGGGGCCGTCGGACGGCCCTCTAACAAATCCCCAACAATCTTAAGGAGACCAGCACCATGAAGGTCAAGTATCGAGGTGTGCCATTTGAAGATGGCGACGACATACTTATCGTGCCGCCTCTAAATTGCGCACAGCTACGCGATTTGGCGGCAACGCTGAAGCAGCACGACGACATCAAAATCCCGGAGGCCACCAATGGCGACATTGGCGCTACCATGGAAGCGGTGGGCCGACGACGTGATGTTCAAGTCATCATCGTTCACGCAGCTTTGACCCGCAATTATCCGGATATCACTGTCCAGAAAGTGGAGGAAGTGTTTGACGGGCGCACGCTAGGTCAAGCTTGGCAGGCGGCCATCGGCATCAACAACAGCGGCCAGCCCTGGGTGCGCGACTCGGGGGAAATGACGCCCGTAAGCGTGACCCAGACTTAAAGCATTGGGCAGACATCGACTGGCCTTACATTTACGGGCGAATTATCACAGTCACGGGTTGGCCGTGGGAATACATCGATGAAGAAATGACGCTGGAGCGGGTGCTGGTCCTGCTGCAATATTGGACCGAGCACCCACCTCTTCACGATTTGAAAGCGGCGCAACTCGGCCTCAGCAAAAAGAAGAGAGGCCGATGGATTTCGGATCCGCACGGTTTCATGAATGAGGCGCGTGCATCCGGATTTCAGGGCACCAGGGCCACGGAATCAATACCGGTGGAAGTACAGGAAATGATGAGGAAGCAAAAGAATGGCCGATAATGCTGTTGACATTCGGATAACCGCGACCAACGACGCGGCAACAACGTTCACGGAAACAATTGATTCCTCGGCTGCTCTGAGTGAACAGTTAGCGCAACTGGCCACACAAGTTGGCACGCTGAACGATGCTTTGCTTTCGCTACAGAAGACCGATACGGACGTGGCCGCTTCCCAGGCGCAATTGGGAGCGGAAACGCAATCTCTCAGCGAAATGTTCCGATCGCAAATGAATTCGATGGGCGAATCGGTCGAGGAATTTGCCGAGAAGGCCAGAATTTCGGCCACGGGCGTATCGTCTTCATTTACCGCGATGGGTGCCATTATTGGCAACGTATTCATCGCGGGCATTTTCCTTGAAATGCTGAACAGATTCAAGGAAGCCGAAATCCAGATGTCGCATCTGTCGGAGGCCACCGGCCTCAGCATCGCCAGAATCGCCGAAATGAAAGGTGCGATGGAGACGTCCGGGGTCAGCACTGACAATTTTGGCGTGGCTCTACAACGGCTCAGCCGCGCCATTTACTCAGTATCGGAAGGCAGTCCACGGGCGATTCAAGCGTTCAATGACCTGGGAGTCTCGACAAAAACTTGGGCCAACGAAGCGCCGGACGCGATCAATGTTTTGCTGCAGATGGCAGATCACATGGCCACCAGCAGCGACCGGGCCAGAGATCTCGGCGCTTCCACTTTGCTGTTGGGCCGGAATTCGCGTGAAATGGTCGGCTTCCTGGCACAGGGCAGTGAAGCTATCCGCGAGCAAATGGAAGCATCAAAGGGAATGGCGGAGGCCCAACAGGCGGCAGCGGCATCGGCCAAAGCGTTGCAGCAGCAAGAGGCCGAATTAAGCCGGATTTTCCGAGAGGCCCTGGCCGACGTATTCCCAGCAGTAGTGCTGGCTCTCAG